GTAGGTGGAGGTTTGTGGAGGTTCGTTAAACATTTGGTCTTCGGACCTGTTGTTATACCATGGTACTACTTAACGTTTACCTGGTATCGTGAGCGGGTTAAACCGGCCTGGCTGTGGGCTAGGGGGAAATCTGTTCATTACTATCAAGCGACCATGGGGTACCGCGTCTTTAGGGAAGTGCGGGATTGGGTCTTGGCCCACCCTATTATGGTTGCAATAATTGTCGTCGTTACTGTTCGCTATGTCAGACAAAAGCTGAAAAAGCATGGTGAAGAGTCTAATAAGGATAAGTCTGCTTTTGACTATATCTATGGTGCTACAATGTTGGGTCTAGTGGCAGTGGGAATTTGTCTAGACCAATCTTTACAAAAAGTTCTCCAGGTGGCTAACCTGGGTCGCGTGATTTCTGAGCTCGTCCGCCTCGTTCGCGGGGTGGGCGACTTCTTTGGTTTGTCTGAGGACGCTGAGGAGGAAGAGGACGATGAGGAGGAAACTCCTTCAAATTCTAAGAAAACAATCTTTAAGTGTGATAACTTTGAGGAATGTGCGAATTACGTGAGATCAGGCACGCACGCTAAATACTCTTGGACCTTCTGCGATTCTTGTACTTTTGCGTCTAGGCGTTTGAAGAATGAGTTTGGCGGAAAAGTCCAGCAGTATTATGTTGTGCGAGCCAAGGAACGGGCGCGCTCAGGCGCGTCCGATGGAGATGAAGTAGTAGAGATTGAGAAAACGCTTGGCAAAGAAGCTGGGCTCCTCGCGCGATTGCATCAAGCCTGGACCAAGTTTACTAATAAGACGCGCAAGTTAGCTTCGGCTAACCGTGTTCGCCTTTTTGCCATTCTCCTTATTGTAACCATTATTGTTGTTGCCTTTTTGTTTTGGCACCGGTCCGCTGTTCTGCAGTGGATAAAGGATCAATACAACTGGATGACTTCATTGGTTCCCAAACGGATAAAGAAACTCGTGCGCCTTGAGTCTGAAGGCGCCCTTGCTGACGAGGGGAATAAGGCTGACGCCTCAGTGGAGCTCACTGAAGTTATTGCCCCTCCTGGCCAATCCTATCCGGGACTTACGTTCAAACAAGGATTGGAACTAGCCTCCACAAATACGGCTTTTGAAGTGGAAACAAGGTTGGTTAAGCCATCAGCTGATGTTGAGTTGGAAGAAGCCAGAAATCAGGCCATTAAGGCCACTCAACTCGTTGCGGATCAAGCTTCTATGCTGGCATCACAGTCAGTTATGTTGCAGCAGCTCAGAGATGAGCTTGAAGAAGCCCGCAAAAGGAAAGGCCATCAACAGCTTCGTGGTGGGGTTAGGGGAGCTAACTTCGACCGCGATGATGATCGTCACGCTGAGATTCTACATCTGCGAAAGCAGTTGGTAGCTGGGACTCTTGATTTCTATGAACTCCCTAGGGATGTTCAACGTGAAATTATCGCGTCCTACTCAAAAGCTGAATCTGTTGACTCGTTGCACTTTAGGGTGCTTGAAGCCAACGTGCAGGATGAGGATCGCCAACTCAGGTTTGCGAAGATTTTATCTCTGCTCTCCGATGCAGAGGTGGTTTCGGCCACCTTGACCTCGGGATCTTCAGTGGTTCTTGAGAAGCCTAAGCCTGTGGCTTCTGATCTAATCCCTCTACTTGCGCAGCTCGAGGAAATCGCTGAGCAAAACAGGGCAATTCAAGAATCGAATCTCAACCAAGGGCTGCTTATATCGACTGCCCTTAAGCAAACTACGGTTCCATCCACCTCTAACCCGAAAGGGAAAGAGGTGGTTGGAAAACATAAACGCTCAAAAAGCGACCACGCTGAGTCAAATCCGCGTGGGGCTCATCCGGTGAGTGTTCCAATGTGGCAAAAGGTTATTGGTGCTGTCATAGCTCCCAATGGTACCTTCATTGTCAACATGCATGCCATTCCTAAGTCTCCCATGTGTCGTATCCCCTATCACAGCCTTAAAGACTGTATAGAGGGGACCTACATAATGGTAGGGGGTGTGAAAACGCTCCTTTCTGCACTTAAGGTTCTTATAACGGACGCTGGGCGTGACTCCGTCATATACGCCACCCGTCCGCAGGGCATGTCCTCTCACCAATTGAACTTCCGTAAGCCCCGAGATGGCGAACGTGTGAGTTATGTCGGTTATCAACCGAACTCTGCTGGCAAAGCCGAGTTCACGGTGTCTGCTTCGACAATACTCTTCAACTCTTCTGGCCAACATGACGCGCCAACGAAGCCTGGAGCTTGCTCCGGATTTCTTGTCGCTGAATCCGACAATTCGGTTGTCGGATGGCATCATTGGGGTGGATCGGTAAATGTTGCTGATGCTGTGACTGACGAACTGCTCGCTTTTTTTGGGGCGGCTGCTCGGAAGTAAGGGAACTCCTTCCTTGCAGCCCTGTCCCCAGTTCCATTGTAGACGCATGGGTTCAAAGGAGAGGCTATTGGACGCGCGGCGTTGTTTCTGAGGAATTCTCAAAACACGTCCCGGCCGATGCCAATGTCTACATTGCGGGGAAAATGGCCACTTCTACTCCTAGTGGCAAACCCATTCAACACTATGATCAATACTTTGCTTCTTTCTTGCGCCTTCGTGGCGTGTCTCTTGCAGAGGTACGTACAGAGGAGGGGCTTAGGCTCCCCGAGCCCTCGGATCCGTTCGAGGCTTACTACCCTGCTAGGTGCGACCCGTGGCTCGCGTATACTCAATTGCGAAAGTACGCTCTTTGGCCGAAAGAACCTGACTGGGATCTCTTTTGGATGATTAACGATCATATGATCGAGTACTACAAGTTGTACGTTCCATCCACTCGCCCTGTCACTCTCACTTCGGTCTTAAAGTGGCTTGACATGCGCAAGTCGCCTGGTCGCTTTTGGAAGTTGTTTGGTAAAGATAAATTAGAGTTGCTTGAAACGGAAGAGGGTTTGCGCCTCTTCCTGACTGATTACCTCCGTTTAATTATGGGGGAAAATGTCGAATCCTATCAATCCGCTTGTCTGAAATCAGAGCTAAGAGCTAAACAGAAGGTCTTTGCTGATCCCCCGAGTACGAGGTTATTCTTGGGGGCTGATATCGTGTCTTTAGCAGCGTCGCACACATACTGCTTAGATTTTAATGACAAGTTCTGTAAACAGGCTTTCGTGATGGATCACGCGGTAGGCCCCGGTAAGTACTACGGGAACACCGATACCATATACCGCGCTCTATCCAAATTTGCGGCCGTGATGTCTTACGATAACATTGAGTGGGATGGTCACGTGTACGCGTTTGAGATGCAGGGAAACTATATAATCCGCTATAAAAC